CTGTCATAATTTGGCAAAGCATCAATATCTGGAAGTTACTCCTGAAACGCATCTCTGAGTCTCCTCAGTCATACGCTGTCACCACAACTACTGATCCAAGTTAATGCCTTTGTAAAGCATCGTTTCCTTGCACTATCTAACGCTATCCGTCGATTTCGTTATGTTTATAATATAGTATATTAAAAATGATTCGTCAAGAAAAAAAAGGCATAAAAATGCCTTTTTTTCTCAATTATGACCAAGTTACTTCTGTAAAGTAATTGTTATACGCACCGTGATAGAACCACAGTTTCTTTTCTGTTGGGTGCCACAATGTTTGAACAAGATTTTGGTTATCCCACGTTGTATCTGTAATACCAGTTACCGTAGCAGTAGGCGAATTAACAGAATCACGATAATAATACGGTACCATCATCCACACACCTGCTGGTTTAGCACTTGCGATATCCCAATAACTATCCATAATCCACTGTTGAGCATACCTAAATGAAGAATCACCTGGTGATTGCGCCCAAAATGTAAGTCCATCTGGTGCGACTGACATACCACCACCGCCAGAATACGTGTCTAATCCTTGCCACTCAGTCGCATCAGGTACCATTGTCGTAATGTCCCACGCTGTTGTTAAATCTAATGCGTATATAGTATCTTTACCTGTACCAGTAATAAACACACGTGTACCATCATCACTCATTTGGAATCCGTTAGGAGAACTTTCAGCAGTGATTCCAGAACCTTTAATCGTTTTATTTGCTACAAATGTAGCAGTAGTCAAGTCCCACGCGGTTGATAGTGAATACTGATTAATATCATCGCCCTTATTTCCCATTACGTATAATTTTGTACCAGTAGAGTCCATTTGTGACTCATAAGGAAGTGTATCTTGCGATGTTGTAAGAAGACTATTTGTACCGTTATAAGATGCTGTAGAAGGATCATATGCTGTTGCTAAGTCTAACATATATACAGTATCGTTGTTTGTACAAGTCATTAGCATATTATTTCCACTATTAACAAAACCAATTGATTTTGCTGTTGCTACATTCAAGCCATATAACACAGTATCACTTACATTATCAATTGTTCTACTGATATCCATTGAATAAAAATCAGGTTGATAATGTGTTCTAGCAGATGTTGTGCCACCTGAAGTTGTAACTGTTACACGGTCCCAAGTGCCATTTACTGTCCACTTGAATGTTTTACCGTTTAGTTCAATTGTATCGTCCACTGATGGGTTTGTTGGAAAAGTAAAAGACATATTATGCGCCTCCTACTTCAACCCAAGCACCCACACTGTTTGAGTCTACGTAATAAACATATAGTGTTAGCGTATTAGTGTTAAACCATTGATCGCCGCTAACTGGATTTTCTGGTGTTGTTGATGTTGTTGGAACTTTTGATGCACCAGTACCACCTGCAAGTGGTGACCCATTTACCGTAACTGCTCCAGCATCAATTGTACCTGAAACCGATAGGTTACCTGTAATTTCGCTATCAGCATCTGTTGAAAATCCATTATCAATTATAAATTTTTTCTCTGCCATTTTATTTCTCCCAATATCAGAATAAAAACTGTGAATTGTCCACATTTAGTATACTCCATAAACTAAAGAATACTAATAATATTTAATTTATTATACCCCATACTAAACATACATTATAATAGAAATAAAAAAAGCAGAGACGAATCTCTGCTTTCTTTGTTTTTATATTCTAGTAAAAACTTACTGGAATGATAGCGCACCTGAGTCAACACCGATCTTCGCTAGGTAGTCTGCTGCGTTACCTAGTGATGATGCTTGGTTGTTTAGCTCAACGTAACCGTAACGTGTCATGAATGACACTGTTGGTTCGAATGTCGCTGGGTCTAGTACTGTGCCTGATGACATTAGTGGGATGTATGGGCAGTAGAATGCTGCTGCGTCCATTTCACCTTCACCTTTATAACCAACTAGAATTGGAGCATCGTCTGCTGCGTACTGGTCTACGAAAACACGCATTGTGTTGTTTAGTGTACCAACGAATTTTGTGTTTGTTGGTGCTTCGAATGGACCTTCAGTTGTACGTGCGAATGCTGATGTTGTCGCTGATTGTAGTACTGTTAGGATTGTTGGTGATACTACTACGTAGTTACCTGCGCCACGGCGTGTACGTGCCGCGATTAGGTTTGCCGCACGGTTGATTAGAACCGCTAGTGCTGCGTGTTGGTCACCTACGAATGTTGCTTGACCTGAAACGTTTGCTTGGTCATATGTATCTGTTGCTGCGCCTGCTAGAGAACGTAGAGATGTTAGAACTTCTTGGTCAATCTCTGCTGTGATCTCTTGTGCTAGTGCTTGCATGATTTCTGCTTCAACATCTAGACCGTGCATTGAGTTAGCGTCTTGCGCTGCTTCGAATGTCCAGCGTGCTGATAGTTTGCGTGACTTTGCTTCCACTGTCTGCTTTAGAACTTGGATGCTTAGTTTACGACCTGCTTCTGCTTCAAGTGCTGCTGTTGATGTTGGACCACCAGTTGCTGCGTCACCTGAGTAACCTTTTGCGATTGCGAATGGTGATAGTGCTTCATCACCCGCTGCTACGCCACCTGCTGTTTCTGAGTAACGTACACGCAGTGTGTGAATTTGTCCTACTGGACCAGTCATTGGCTGAACGCCTACTAGTTCGTTTGCAATAACTGTTGGCATTACACGGCGAATTACTGGTAGGATAACTTTGTTTAGTGTAGCAACGTTACCTGACATTGTTGTACCAGATGCTGCGGCTTCTGAAAGATATGTTTTTGTGTTTTCTAGAACTGATTCCATAACCACTTTTTTGTTGCCTGCTAGACCATCTGTTAGGGCTTCTTTTGTTACGCCCCAGTTTTCAAATAGATTTTGTGACATTGGGTATTCTCCTTATTTGATACCTGCTAATTTTTTTAGGTTAATGATCTCGGCTTCGCTTGAAGATTGCTCAGTGCTTGCCGCTTTATTACCTGTAATCTCAGTCGTCTGAGACTCTGTTAGTGTTTGAGTTTCTTTTGGTGCTGATACTGTTTCATTTAGAACTGTATCAATATACTTGTTATATGCTGCCTGTAGTTTTGGTGTTGCTACTGACTCAAGTAGATTGCCCATCAAATCTCGCTTGTCTTTTGAAAGCGGACTCAACAACTCGTCAATTTTTGCTTTACGCGCAGTAGATTCTGCAATACGTTTTGCTTGTTTGTTTGCTGCCTCAATCATGCTTTCTTTTTCAGTTACTAGATTTTGTGTTTCTGCTAATTGCGCTTTCACGTTTTCTAGTTCTGAGTTTAGTTTAGAAACTTCTGTGCCTTCTGATAGGTGTGAACCCATAAATTCAGCAGCAAATGTTTCGAAGATTTTTCTACCAAACATATTTTCTTTTGCTACCTGAATATCTTCTTTAAGTGTACTAATCTCTGTTGATAATGTTGTTTCAACAATACCCGCTAGTTTAGTACTTGCTTTTTCGATGAATTCACGCTTAGTTTCAGCAATAATTTCTTTACCTTCTTTCACCAGACGAACTTTTTCTGCTATAAGTTCTTTTTTGTCGTGGTGGAATTCATTAAGTTCTGTAGTTAGTTGTTCCATTACGAAATCTTCTAACTTCTCGAAGTTTGCTTCTTGTAGTTTACGATCTTCACGTAGTTCTGCGATTTCTTTTTGTAATGTTTCCATTACAAACGCATCAAGAAGAGCAGCATGTTCTTTGATTTGACGTTGGTATTCAACTTTCGCCTCAATTGCTGCTTTTTTATCTTCTGCGAATTCATTTAGTTCTGATGATAGAGCATCGCCAAGCATCTTATCAAGTGCTTCAACCATTTGCTCTTTATCAGTTTCATAACGATCTGCGAATTCCTCACGCAATTCTGCTGTGATTTCTTCACGTGCTTCTGATAGTTTTGCTTCCCACGCTTCTGATAGCGTTGAACGTACTTCTTCGCTTAAAACTTCTGAACCTAGGAGTTGTTCAATTGGATTTGCCATTTATTATCTCCTAATATCTAAGCTATTAATAAATTTAAGTACTTCTTCTTGCAAGTACTTTTGCGCTGATGTATCATGGTTAGTTGCTTTTGCCACATCCATAAGAATGTTGCCACGACTGCCATTCATAATCGCTTCATATAATGGATCGGGATACGCATCAGGTGCTGATGGATTCGCAACGATATCTACCGTTTGAATTTCAAAATCTGACACATTACCATTATCTGTAACGTTTCCGCTACCACGACTTGATACACCTAACTTAACACCATTCTCCAATAGAGTTTTACAAATATTACCCATTGGAGTTGGTAGAATTTTAAGACGACCATAACCATCTGATCCTTGCATCCACATTTTTTCAATCATGTGTGAAACACGATCAAGATTAACTTGTAGATCATCAGGATGGTCTGCTTCGCCTAATACTGTGAACCCTTCATCAATTTTACTTTGAACTGATTTAACTGCCTTTGCAATCTCCGATGTAGGGTAAACTCGTTGGTTTTGGTTACGTTTATCACCTTGAACAAAAATACCTTCCATATACAAGCTTTTACCGCCGTTGCCATCATCTTTGGCCTCGGTTACGATACTTGCTTGATCATAAGAAAGTTGTTCTCGTAATGAACGCATTATTATTCACCTTTACCTTTTTTCTCTGCGCCATGACCGCGTGTTTCTGGTGATAGTTTAGCACCATCGCCTGGGTGTGTTACGTTCATGTCTTTTGCTTCTGGACCTTCTAATCCCGAATGTGAACCTTCAGAACCTTTTGCGCCAGTTTTGATTGTTTCGCCGCCCATGTCATTTTTACCTGCAACTGGTGATGCTTTTCCGTCATCTCCTGCTGGCATGTCGATTGGGTGAACTGCGCCATCTTTACCAATTTTTGATAGGTCTGCTGCTTCTTCTAGTTCTTCAGTTTCTTCTGATTCTTCTAGTTCTTCATCTGCCTCTTCAAAAGTAAATTCTTCTTCTGCTTCTTCAACTGGTTCATCATTCATGATCTCAGCAAATTTTGCTTTAAGATCAGCTAGAGCATCTTCAACGTCCATCATCGCATCTTCGATGTCGCCGTGATCTTCATCATCACCTACTTCATCTTCGTCGCCTGCTAGTTCCATTGCGTCTGCGTCCATTTCCATTTCATCATCTGCGTCTTCTTCATCTTCTTCTGCTTCAAACGCTTCTTCTGCTGAAATGTCTTCGTCTGCTGTTTCGATATCGTCTAGGAAATTTTCATCCGCAACGCCGCCTAATGCTTCGTCTAGTTCTTCTTCTGAAATTTCGTCTTCCGCGATATCATCCTGCTCCACAAGATCAGACCAAATCTCGCGGGCTTTGTCTACGATTGCCTCATGTAGTAGATCAGAAGCATTTGCTTCATCACCGTTCACTAGAGACTCAATAATTTTTGTATAACGATCTTGAGCACTCATTTTTCAATTCTCCTTTTTATAGAATAGGTTATAACAATAGTATTTAATATACTTTGCTATAAAGTATAATAAAATACATTTAAAATCGGTATTTTTTAGTATATGCTTGAAATTATTGGATAAACACCATATAAAACTAAGATTCTGCCCTACCATACATATTTTTTAATTCACTAATCTCATTTTGGTGTTCTTCAACTTTTTGCTCTTTGTTTTTACGCATCTTATTTAAATGCTTAAGAGTAAGTCTTGGTCTACGCGTATCATCATAGCTCCACTTTGTATATTGGTCATCCTCGGCATTTTGACTTTTAAGTTCATTAAATCTCATCGTCATTACCTCCTTCGTCTCCTGAAATCGGTGATTCTGTTGACTGATCATCAAAGTCACCGCTGTCATCACCTGTTTCTCCATCTTCCAAATCTGTTGGACTAAAACTATCTAGGTCACCACCTCTAACACCAACCGATGACATTTCGCTTTGATTTGATATATCTGGTTTGGCATCATCATTATTTTCCTGTCTCCACAAGATTTGATTTTGTTTCATTTCATCTTCATCAAGTCCTAGATATTTTTTCATAATGAATCTACGTGACAAATAATCAACACCTTCTAGGTTAGCAAATAGTGCCGCTCTTGCTGAATCAATTTCAATTTCTCTATATTTACTGAAACTTTGTGGTTCGATAAACTGTAATTCAAACAAACTACTACTTACTTCAATGCCTTTAAATTTCAAAAATCTTTTAAATTCATCATCTAATGTATCAACAATGATATCTTGAATTCTTTCACAATATTTACTGAATCTATATTCTTGGATAAGTGCTGTCCCAACTCTACCATCTTGATATGTTGCCGATCCATCATCTGGACCTGTTGGTAGATAAGAACTTGGCACACGCAAACCACGCATCATTTTATTGTTGAAATATTTAAGGTCATCAATCTCACCAAGGTTATCACCACCAGGAAGAACTTCAACCTTTGATCCACGACCCTCTGCTGTTTGAGCAAAAAAGTAATCTTCCATAATAGATAATGGGTTATAACTAGCATCGATTACATTAGTACCGCCACCTGTTTTGTTTGGAATTCGTGTTTGGTGTACTTCATTTTTAACACGCTCAACAAAACCCATTGCTTTGTGCGCTGGCATGTTACCAACATCAATATAAAACACACGGCGTTCTGGAGCACGTTGTACACGATAGATAATAATACTATCTTCCAATAATTCTTTTTGTTTGTAGACTTTAAATACACTTTCCAGAATACTTGTACCAAATGGCCAACCAGGGTTCATACCATCTGTCATACTAATATGAACAACATGCGCTGCGTCAACCGCATAGTCTTGATTGCTTGCGTTTGCGCCACCTTGATATATACCTGCATTAGATTGAGCATTTGCAGTATATCCTTGGGTTGCGGTAATACCCATGTTATTTGTTTTACGTGTATCTGTTGTAACTAAATCTTGTAAGTTTAGATTAATATCTTTTACGATATATTGGTCAATTTTTTTACCGTTACTCTCATTTACAATTGCTTTTGTGACATTTTGTGGTTCAACCCAAATCAATTTATATGTTTCTGGATCACGAATAAAAAACTGATCTCCATATTTTATCGTACTTCTTACCATACCGAAAGTTCTAAGATTCCAACGATTAATATTACACCACTGTTTTAGTGCTGTACTAATAGCACTAACCTCACTCTCAGTAACTTCATCTTTGTAAAAGATATCAAACGGAAGATCATATTTTGAATCTTTCTGAGTTGAAAATTCTGCGATAGTATCTAAAGCACCGTTGATTTCACTGTCTTGATCCATTTGATCATATTGTGTATATCTTTCCACACGGTTAGGTTGACCAGAATATACTTCTGGAAGCCAACTTTGCCAACGATTTGCTTTAGCACGAATACCTTGGTTATTAGGTTCGTATTTTGTAAAATGTTTTTTCCAACTCATAATGTTTACCTTTAATATAGTGTATTTATAACTATTGAATCAATGGCGTATGCCCACCTGAAATCCCTGACTTTGTTGCTGATTTCATAAGTGTTTTAAATCTTTTTACAACTTCTAGTTGATTTTTCTTCAATTGGTTGTATTCGCTCATTATATTATCAATATCTACACTACTTTTTCTTTCAGTTGTTTCTTCAGTTTGTGCGTCTAATTCATTTCTAATAAATGGCATCTTTGTCTCTTTTGGAGAAATATTTTCTGTCAATACGTTTTCACTACCATCAGATGAAATTTGAGTAGTATCATCATTCAATGTTACGTCATTTACTTCGTCAGTGGTTCTGTCACCAAGAAACAAATTTGGAATTTCAGGCAACTCTGCCAATAAACTATTTTTATATGCTTCAATTTCTTGATCATAAGTTTCTTTATCAACAAGACCACTAGCAAGACCACCTCTTCTAAAACGAATACCTGACCTAAAACCTGCCATTTCTGTTGGAAGTCTAAATTCAGAATTTTCTTTTTGATATAAATCCTTGACTTCATCAATCATACTAGAAACATTTTCTATAACATCATTGTATTTTCTATTATCAGATGTTTCGTCTAATGTTTTTTTGAAATCCTCCATTGTATTTACAATATCGGAAATAGCATCATTTGTATATGTGTTCTGAACATCAGCATCCGTATCAATAATATTAGAGTTATCCTGTATACTTTTTATTAATTCTATTATTTTATTAAATTCTTCTTCTTGATAATTTGTATTTTTCATATCATTTACAGAATCAATAATATCATTTATAGCGTCCATATTATGATCTGGTTTTTGAATTTCATCGTTTGGTTGTTTAAATCCCATAAGAGAATCAATCATACCAGATAAAACTTTACCACGTTCTCTAATTTGTTCTGTTGTTTTTTCAAAAGATGTTACATTACCTTCCATACCAGGTTCAATGAACTCTGGACCCTGTTCACCAACAAGATATGTTTCTCCCTTTTTAACAGGACCACCTGTTTTACGTGCTTCAAATTTAAGTTCATTTGTTCCATCGCTCATGATAATGATATCTCTACCAAGAATTGGTGAAAATATTGTTTCTGATGTCATCCCCAGTGATCTAGCAGTTTCAATTGCTTCAGGGTCATATGGCTGAATCTCATCAAGTCCAGCATTTGGACCTACTCCACTTGAAGCGGGATCAGAAGCAACAACTTCCTGAACACTTTTTCCTTGCTCTTCCGCGATACGTTCTGCTGATGCCATACCTTCTGCCAATTTTGTGGTTGTTGATTCTATTTCATTTTCATTATCTTCAGAATTTTTTAATCTATCCATTGCTCTTCTAAGATAACCCGATAGACTTTCTGCTAAATCAGCAGATTTGTTCAACGGATAAGTTAAAGCATTCTGTACTTCTAGGAAAGTTGTTACCAAATCGTTAACAGCAACAACTGCCGTGCCTGCTTCACCTAAGTTTTTCTTTGTAGTTCTTTCAAAATTAGCAAGTTCTTCATCTGTCATACCCACAAGATTTCCAAGGTTTTGTTCAGCAAGAATAGCAGAGTTAGTCAAATCTTTAACTTTTTGAATATACGTATTTGAAGCTCCTGTCGCACCTTGGAATACTTCCTGAGTTAAAAGAGAATCTTTCATTTTTATAAACTCATTGAACACAAATGTACTTAAATTTCCACCCTCTACTTGTCCTGTTTGAACTGCTTCATTAATACCGTCAAGAAATTCGGGT